CCTATCGAGGAGCATCTTTACCTTTTCCGCCACGCTAGCAGTGGTGTTCCGAAGTCTAGGAACATAGCAAAAGGTCTCAACCAGGAAGAGCGCGCTGCGTTGCTAGTTAAGAAGGCCGCCTTCTTCACTGATCCTGTCTTCGTCTGCCTCGATATGAAGAGGTTTGACAAGCACGTCTCCAAGGCATTGCTCAAACTCGAGCATAGCGTTTACCTCGCTAGCATCCAGGATGCATACTTCGCGTGGCTCTTGTCGCTGCAACTGGTGAATCGTTGTATCACTAGTCGTGGGATCAAGTATAAGACCGCCGGTAGACGTATGAGTGGGGATATGAATACGGCCTTAGGCAACTGTGTGTTGGCCCTAATGATGTTAATTGCCTTTCTGGACTGGTGCCCAAAGTGGGACTGTTTGGACGACGGTGACGATAGTGTCGTCATCGTTGAACGTCAGTACTTACCCAGGGTGCTTGCGACCGTCCGTGAGAGGTTTTTATCTTTCGGTATGCAAGTTAAGGTTGAGCACGTGGCCGATGACATCCACGATGTCGAGTTCTGCCAATCCAAGATCATTGAACTGAACCCAGATAGGTTTAGCTTCATTCGTAATCCATGGAAGGTCTTGAGTTGTGCACTCGTGGGTGTGAAGTATTTCAATCAGGATGGCGCTCGCGCCAGGTTGTTGTACACCATCGGACTGTGTGAGTTAATTTTGAACCGTGGCGTCCCTGTTTTGCAGGATTTCGCCCTCGCGATTCTCAGGAATTGCACGACGGAGCGCACTCTCGATTTGCCCTTCGACGGCTCACTTATGACTCGTGTTAGACGTGAACTCCGTGCACTCAAACTTAAACATTTGGTGCGAATAGACCCCGAACCCATCACTGAAGTGGCCCGCAGTAGCTTCCATCGCGCTTATGGTGTCTCACCAGATAGGCAGGTCTATATGGAAGACTGGCTCAGGTCTTGGACTTTCGAGATTGAGGGTACGATTGAGTTGCCCGAGGAGTGGGACGTCCCGCAGTGGGACCACCGTCCAGCTGACACTCCCGAGCTCTACTACCCTTAAGGGAAATGACTCGTAAGAACAAAACCCAGGCCGTCGTGGTTACTCTGCCAAGTAACCCGAAACCTTCTGAGCCAAAGAAGAAAAAGAAGGCTAACAAGCCCCGGATGCCTAATGCCGGGGTCACTAAGCTCGTCAAGCAAGTCTGTGCCATTACCGACCCCTTCTGCGAGGGAGCAGTCGGATCTAAATGGCCTGACGAATCAAATGCCAAGTCTCTCGCCGTCACCATTCGTGGAACACTTCCGCTCCAGACCACAGCCGCTGGTTTGGCTGCAGCGGTCTTCGTACCTGTTTGGGCGTACGGTTATCAGACTCATACCTCTTTTGCTGGTAACGTGGCAACTTTCGCTAACTTGTCTGCATTTGCGGGTACTTCCAGTTTCTCCCCAGCGAATGCAAGACTCGTCAGTGGAGGTATTAAGATCACCGGAATCGGTGCGCCCCTTTCAGCGTCTGGAACACTTTCTATCTGCCATCTCAACTCGGATGACGTCACTGATCTCACTACTTTGGACATTATCGACCCAAATGCTCAACAGATTGATTATTACGGCATCCCTGCGCTCACTGAGAAACAAATTAGCGTTGTGTTTAAGTCTGCTGGTCCCGGTTCTAGGTTGTATAATCCTCCTCTTTCAGCCAACGTTATT